GTAACCGGATCAGCGAAGGCAGTACAAGACGGAAACGGAACGGATACTGCGCTTGCGTTGTCTACCGGTACGGTAAACATTGACGGAACGCTTGTCTTTGATACTGTCCCGGCTACGGGTTCTACGGAAGTTAAGTGCCTATTGCTCAACGCTTCCAACCAAGTGGTGGAGAGAACGCTAGACACCACGGCATTTACTGGCTTGGCAGGAGCCATCACCACGGCTTCTACCCCATTGGTAAAGGCGGGTTCTAATGTCACGATGTTGGCATCTACTTCGCTTTCGCAACTAACCTCTGCTACCATTGCCAATGCAGACGATATCCTTATTTATGATATCAGCACCTCCACTTGGAAGCGTATCAATGCCGCAGACCTAAAGAGCTTTATCAATCCGACTCCTCAGTATGTAGCCCCTCAGGTAGCGGCTAGAAGAGGACTTCTTGGAATAGCATCCATTGGAACCACCTTTGTGAGAGTGGCTTTTGCTCCAATTGGAGCGCAGGACAACGAGACCATAGAGCTTGGCATCCCGGGTTCCATCGCTTTGAATGGTGGTAACAACGGAATTGACATCTCAACAGATGGGACCTATCAGTTTGATGTTGCCGTTGAAACGGATAACGCCTCCACCAACCTGGATGTCTTTGTGGAATTACGCATCGCTGGAAGCGTTGGTAGACTCGTAAGCGCTAAAAGAACTGGAGGAACCGATCCCAACACAATGTCTTTCTATACTACCGCGACATTGACTGCTGGAGATACCGTAGATTTGTATGTGAAGACCTCAACAGGAACCATAGAGATTACGGAGAACACGCAGTTATATGCACGGAAGTTAGATTGATGACAGGCAAAGAAAAAAGAATCACGGAGTTTCTTCTTGAAGCAAGGATTAAGATTGAGGAGATTATAGACCTTGCTGAAAAGTACGACCTGCGGGATGATTTGATATCCGCCATTTGTGTTGGTGTCATCAAAGACCAAGAGGAGGGCTACCATAAGATAGATGCCATAACAAGCATCTTTGCCGATAGCAAAGAAGAACTTGAGTCTGTCTTGTTTCATTTATCTCAATCGTATGTGGACGATGAAGATGAAAACAACGATATGCGAGACATAGACTTTTGGATGAACCTAGGAGACGATAGTATAAATTAAATGAAATGGAAATTATTAGAAAAATCATCGTTGGGCAGAATCCCAAGGATGCAATGGCCTATTTCATAGGTCAGAAATCTGGAGAGTCAGAAGTAGACTGCATTATCCTTGACGACAGGTTGTTGCAGAAGCACAACATCAGAAGGTACTTAGTGTATATTAAGCACCCTGAGGATGGCATTATGCTTTGGAAGAGCATTGAGAATATGCCCCTGCTTATTGAATACGATTGTAACTTCAAGTAATATGGAGGTACTCAATCATTTTGTCGTTCATATCCCCAAGGCGCTGAACGATACCATCACCATTGGAGGAAAGGAGATTTACCTAGAGAATAAGTACAATCCCTTTGAACATAGGGTGATGAGCGCAGAGGTAATGTTCGCCCCAAAGCGATACAATACGGGTGTGCAACCTGGCGACACTCTCTACTTCCACCATCACGTGGTGCTTACCCCTCAGTTCTTTGATGAAACCCAGCAATGGTATCGTGTCAATTACGATCCCTTCGGAGGGAATGGCTGTCAAGCCTTTGCCTATAAGGACAAAGAGGGACAGATTCGTACCGTGGAGGACTGGGTTATCCTTGACCCTATCTATGAAGAGGGACTCAAGAGTGATATCATTGAGATAGTCACCACCGAAGAGGTGAAGAATAGAAAAGGAATAATTAAATACGATAGCAGAATCTTAGAGGAATATGGACTCAAGAAAGGAGACGTGGTGTACTTCTCTAAAGATGCTGACTATGAAATGGAAATTGAAGGAGACAAGGTATGGAGGATGCTTCACGACTACCTGATAGCGGTAGAGATGTAAAGTATAGCACCGTCCAAGCGGCTGCTGAATTGGTGGAAGCAATGGAGGTGGCTATACGCAATATGACGGCAGAGGTAAAGAAACCAGTGGACCCTGACCTTACCGGATCCGGGAGGAAGGCTGAACTGCAAGCCATCAAAGAGACGGCCTTAGCGTGTAAAGAGATGATTGTAGAGCGTCAGAAACTCCAACAACTTATCTCCGATATGCGTAGCAATGGAGAGATAGAGGAAGAGCGCGACTATAAGAGCGGCTTTGCAGAGAGATATAGCAAGTAATGGCTGGATTGGTAAATATAAAAGACGATGTTGTCATTAACATCTGCCCCAATGGGACGGAAGGAGAGGTGATTGAATTGTCTTATTTGCATATCCAGCTTCCCAAGGTTCCTCCAAAGAAAGATATCTTATTCTCCGATAAACCTAAGAAGGACCAATATTGGAGAAGGGTTGATCCACCAAGGGAAATCTCTTCCATTAAAACGATGGACGAGTGGTACGAGGCTCCTCGTGAATTCCAAAATAGATTTGCCCCCTATATTGAACAAGAGTTCAAGAGACGCAGGGATGGAGTGTGGTTTATGAACAACGGCACGCCAACCTATATAACGGGGCATCACTATATGTTCCTGCAATGGAGCAAGATAGATGTAGGATACCCAAGCTTCCTCTCCTTTCAAAAAGATTTGTTTATCCACTTTGCCGCTTGTGAGTTTGACCCAAGGAGTATGGGACAGATTTACACCAAGTGTAGACGCTCAGGATACACCAATATGAGCGCGGCTATCTTGGTAGATGAAGCCACGCAGGTAAAGGAAAAGCTCTTGGGCATTATATCTAAGACGGGTGGCGATGCTCAAGACAACGTCTTTATGAAGAAGGTGGTTCCCATCTTCCGCTCCTACCCATTCTTCTTCAAGCCCATCGTTGATGGCACGACCAACCCTCGCGTGGAACTAGCCTTCCGGGAGCCATCTAGAAGGATTACCAAGAAGAACAAGGTGGTCCAAAAAGGGGAGGCGTTAGATACCATTGTAAACTGGAAGAATACCGTTAGCAATGCTTATGATGGGGAGAAGATGCATATCCTATACTTTGACGAAGCGGGTAAGTTTGAGAAAGGTTTAGACATCCGTGAGTTTTGGCGCATCCATAGGACTTGTCTATTGGTGGGTCGTAAGATTATCGGAAAGGCTTTGGTGGGTTCCACCGTCAACCCTTTAGATAAAGGAGGTCGTGAATACCGCGATATGTATTACGATTCGGACCCATTAGATAGAAACGAAAACGGAAGAACCAAGACAGGTCTTTATAAGATATTCATCCCGGCATACGATGCTCTAGAGGGCTTCTTTGATAGATACGGCAACGCTATATCTGAAGACCCCGAAAAGGCTGTTCTTTCTGAGGATGGATCAATGCTGGATATTGGAGCCAAGACCTTCTTAAAGAACGAAAGAAAGGGGCAGAAGAACAACAGCTACGAACTCAATGAGATTATCCGCCAGTTCCCCTTCACGGAAGAGGAGGCGTTCAGAGACTCTACCAAAAGCAGTTTGTTTAATATCCAAAGGGTATACGAGCAGATTCAATATAACGATGAGATGTACCCAAACCCTGTTGTTACCGGGAACTTCGTTTGGCGCAATGGAGTAGTAGACACGGAGGTCGTCTTTACACCTGATCCCAATGGAAGGTGGAGGGTTTCTTGGATGCCCCCTGCCGATATGCGAAACAAGACAAAAGAACAAAATGGGAAGATTGTCGCGCCAAATGATATGTTTGGATGTGCAGGTGTTGACTCATACGATATTGACGCTACCGTAGACTATCGCTCTTCAAAAGGGGCTTGCCATTTCTACAATAAGTTCAATATGCAATACCCTAGCAATATGTTCGTGGCGGAATACGCTTCTCGTCCTCCATTGGCGAAGATATTCTACGAGGATGTTTTGATGGCTGCTAAGTTCTATGGGTATCCTATCCTTATAGAGAATAACAAATACGGCATCGCCAGATATTTTGAGACAAGGGGATACGATGGCTATTTGCTAGAGCGCCCTGAGCATCTTGGCAAAGTGGCGGGAAACAAAACGAAAGGTATACCATCTAACTCTCAAGATGTTATTCAAGCCCACGCTCAGGCTATTGAAGCATACATCCACGATCACGTAGGTCTCCACCCTGAAACTGGGAACTATGGGAATATGCATTTCAATAGGACATTGGAAGATTGGATTAACTATAAAATAGACGATAGAACAAAGTTTGACTTAACCATCTCATCAGGGTTAGCTCTTCTAGCGGCCCAAAAAGTGGTTCAAGAAAAACCTCAAACAGACTTCTCTAACAAAGTCTTTTTCAGGAGATTTAAGCCTATAACTCGCTAGTGTTGATTTTCTATCTTTGTACATAAAATATTTATATTATGTACGGAGGCGAAACGACAAAGTACGAGTCTACATTCCCCAATCCCCTGGCAAAGCACGGAGAGAAGATTAAAAAGAATTACGGACTCCAATATGCTAAAGCAATTTATTCTCAGTGGGGAGGTATTGATAGCGAAAATTCGCTCTACGCTCGTAGGATGCGTGAATTCAATATCTCTAGGGATTACGCCAACGGAACTCAAGATACCTCCATTTATAAAAAGATTCTTACCTCTCTTAATCCTAATGATGGAGATGGTTCACTACTTTCTCTTGATTGGACTCCTGTTCCTATTATACCTAAGTTTGTCAAAATTGTTGTAAACAAAATTCTGTCCGCCAATATGTCTCCAAACATTGAGGCTATTGATCCGGTATCTAAAACGGAAAGAGATAGAAAGAAAGCAAAGGTTCGTTTTCAGGTAGAAAATAAAGATGCTATCTCCGAAGCGCGAGACCTTGGTTTGGATGTAGGCGTTGACGCAGACAGACTACCCCAATCTTCCGAAGAAGCAGAGATTCTCCTTCAGGGAACCTTAAAGACAGACGCAGAGATTGCTGCTCAACTAGCAACGCGCCTCACCTTGGCTTGGAATGAGTTTGATGAGCGCATCTTCCGTAGATGTGTAGAAGACCTAGTAACCTGCGGAATGGGTGTAGTAAAGAGGGAGAACGACCCCAACTACGGAATCAAAGAAACCTATGTAGACCCCGCCTATTTTATCCATAGCATTACGGACGATCCCAATTTCACGGATATCGTCTACGCAGGACACATTCATAGAGTGTCTATCTCCGAACTGAAGCGCATTGCTGGCGATCAGTTTACGGAAGAAGAATACGAGAAGATGGCTAGAACGGTGATGAATCGTTTTGGCAACAACCCCAATAAGTTTGGAACCACCCGGTACGATGGCATCTTGGATAGATACAACTATGGGTACGATGAGTTTACCATTGAAATCTTGGACTTTGAATTTGTTTCCGTAGATGACATCATCTTTGAAGAGAAGACCTCCAAGTTTGGAAATGTAGGATTCTACTATAAGGGATATGAATATAGCATCCCAAAGCAAAGCATATACGATAGAAAGCCTGTCTATATGCAGAACACCACCCTTTATGGTGGTAAGTACATCCTAGGAACAGACTATCTCTTTGACTACGGACTCAAGAAGAACATCCCAAAGAATGTTCACGATCTGACGCGTACCCAAATGTCCTATAGTGCTATTGCTACCAATATTCGCAGGATGATTCCAAAGAGTATGGTATCCGGTATTGTGGGCTTTGCGGACCAATTGCAAATCTCTCACCTAAAGATTCAGCAGTCTATCGCCAAGGCAAAGCCCGATGGATTGATTGTTGACATTGAAGGATTAGAGAATGTACAACTTGGAAAGGGTGGAGAACTTCAGCCATTGGACATTCAAGACATCTACGAGCAGACGGGTATCTTCTACTATCGCAGTAAGAATCCCGATGGAAGCTTCGCTAACCCGCCTATTCGTCCATTGGACAATAGCATCCGAAACATCAATGAACTCATTGGTACATACAACCATTATCTGCGGATGATTAGAGATGCTACCGGAATCAATGAGGTAGTGGATGGAACCACACCCAAGGGAGAGCAGTTGGTAGGCGTTCGCCAGCAAGCTATCCAAGCCGCTAACAACGCTTTGTATGATATCACCAACGCTTCTATGGTTTTGTATCGTAGAGTCTGTTCTGATATTGTCAAGTGTCTGCAAATCCTTCCGCTTAAAAGCGCCCTTTACCAAGCATATGAGAATGCCATTGGTAAGGAGAATATGAATGTTCTAGCTTCTTTCCGGGACCTGCCAATGTACAATTTCGGAGTACGTGTGGTCAGCGATATGAATGAGGTGGACAAGGCTTACTTGGAGCAGAATATCCAAATCGCCTTGGCGCAGAAAGAGATTGACCTGGAAGACGCTATCGCCATCCGTCAGTTGAAAGATGTGGATCAGGCGGAGCAGTTGCTTATCATCCGCAGAAAGAAGAGAATGCGTCAGCAGCAAGAGATGGCAATGCAGAACTCTCAGATGCAGGCTCAGATGAACCAGCAAACGGCTATGGCTACTGCTCAAGCAAGGATGCAGGAGGAGCAGATGAAAGCGCAATTGGAGGCACAAAAGATTCAGTTGGAGACGCAGTCTAAAGCGCAATTGCTTCAACTGGAATATCAATTAAGATCTGAGATTGAAAAAATCAAAGGTCAGTTTTCTTTGGCATCCCAAGAGGTCTCTTCTGACGCAAAGCAAAGTTTAGAAACTCAAAAGGAGGACCGCAAAGACGAGCGCGTAAAGAAGCAAGCAGTTGAACAAAGCAAGTTAATTTCTCAACGCAAAGGGGAGCGTCCTGAGCTTGAGGAGGAGACGAGCATCCTAAATCTTCTATTGAATAAATAACTATTTTTGTGGTGCATAGCATTGCACTTTGACCTTTAACTTTTTATTTGGCTATGTCTTATACGAATCTGAACAACCCCGCTAACTACCAACTACAATCGTTTGGTCA